ATTTGCGATCGCGCGAAGAGCAAGCGGCTCAAAACTAAATGGCGCCTCGAAGATACGCTCAACATCTAGCTTGGCGTTCACCATCTCAAAAATACTCGACTACTGTGCGCTCGCCACTGGTCGGAAGCGCCACGTAACGAAAGATCGCGACCATCGCCATCGCCGCGTCCTTCGGATCGGTTTTGCGGTCGAACAGCGGCGCGAGGGCGTCAGCGGCGAGAACGACGTAAGAGTTGCCCACGGCGTCTGGGATGTCCTGGGAACTCCACCGCGCGATGCCGCGCATCGTCAGATCGTTGTGAACGTCCATGACCGCCTGCGCGGCGTTGTCGTCGGCGCTCAACACCATCGCGCCCTTGCGAACGCGCGCCTCCAGCAACGCGAGCGCCGCCGGGTCGGACGCCTTGCCGAAGCTGGTCGCCATCTGGCCAGCCGCGAGTTTTACGACCTCCTCGACGAACGCCCGAGGCACGGCGGTCCCGTCCCACCACACGACGCCCTGGGCATCGAGCGCGGCGTGGACGCTGGCCACCTTGTCGACCGCCAACGCCTGATCGCTGGCCAACGGAACCTCGTCCGAGGCGATGACGCCCAGCTCGACCAGCGCCATCGTCGCGATGGTGGCGGCGGGGATCATTTCGGTCAGCGTCGGGCTGTCGTCGAGTGGCACAACGCGGACGCCCAGCAGACGCAATGCCTGCTGAGCGATCGTTGAGACGGGAACGGTCACGTTTACTTCCCTCGGCGCGTGCCCGCCGCGCCAGGGTCGGTAATCGTCACACCCACCGAGGGCGGTGCCGCCGTCGTCCCGGCGGCGTTGGTCGCCGACACGACACAGGTAGCCATTTTACCCGCGTCCGCCGTCACGACCGGGCACGTTTCGCCATCGCTCGCCACATCCGTGCCGTCGAACTGCCACTGGTAAGCGTAAGCTGTCGGCTCGCCGTCCCAGGTGCCCATGGTGCAAAGCAGCGTGGCTCCTGACTGCGAGACGGCCGGGACCGCCGTGTTGACCGGCGGGACCGAGCCATCGGGGATGTTGGCCCCGGACAAAATACCAGCGGCGAGGCTGCTGATCTTTGTCGCGTGGCCCCGAACCAAACCGGCCGCCGCCTCGGCCGAAGCCGTCGCCGCTTCGGGGTCCGGCACCGTGGGTGGACCCGATGGCGCCGTTGGATCGAAACCCAATGCCGTCAGATGCACGTCACGAGCCGCCGTATTTTCCTCGATCGTCGCACCCGCGCCACCACGCGCGCCAAGCGAACCCGCGCCGTTGTAATCGAGGATGACCTGGGCGCCGACAGTCGACGCGGCCATCTGCGCCATTTCGTCGGCGGTGCGCGTGGAGATACGAACCGGAGCGGCTTTAGGCGCCTCAGCCGTTGCTGTTTTCGTTGCCATGTTGAAAATCTCCTTGTGGGGTTAGAGGAGGCGGCCCAGGCGTTGCGCGAACTGGATGGGGTCGGTGGCACGCTTTCGATTGTTGCAAGGTCCACACGTCAACTGGATGTTGGCGATCCAGTTCGAGCCGCCTTTACTCAACGGCTTGATGTGGTCGGCGTGGTAGCCATTCTTCAACGAGACGCGGCAATAAACGCACTTGCCACCTTGAGAATCGTGAAGCGCCGCTATTTGTTCCCGCGTGTGGCTACCTTCGGCGGCGTGCAGTTTGGCGCGGTAGTTGCGGCCACGCGTTCGCTGACCGTCCGGGTTGGCGGCGTGCCACTCCGCGACCTTGGCGACTACGCGTTCCTTGTTCACCTCGTAGTATTTCTTGTAGTTCTCCACGACACGATCGGGATTTTGCGCCGCCCAATCCTTCGTGCGCTGCTTGATCGTCTCAGCGTTCGCATCATAGTAAGCCTTACGCACCGCCTTCGCCTTGTCGGTGGCGAGGTATCTGGCGGTGCGCGCCTTGTGTGTCTCAGGATCGCGCAAACGGGACTCACGTTCAGCCGCGTTTATCTTCTCGCGGTTCGCGGCCTTCCAGGCGTTCGCCTGCTCCCGGTGTGCCTGCGAGTAAGCACGGCCTTCAGCGCGGACCTGCTCCCGGTGAGCATCCTTCCACGCCTTCGTTCGCTCATTGCGTTCCGCGCGCTGCTCTGGCGTCTCATCGTGATACAGCGCGAGGGCGGTGATGGCGTTGCAAGCGATGCACCCACCATTTACGGACGTGCGTTCGCTTAGATGTCCGTGTTTACAGGGTTTTCCGGTGAAGAAACGCGTTAGGCCAGCGGCCAAAGCGTCGGCGCGTGTGATCACAACCCCGCCGTAGGGTATATATGTTTTAGCCATGTTCGGGCGCTCATCTCGCTCAATGTGGTTAGAGGGCCAGTGGCATTCGCCGTGCCACTGGTTCTCGTTAACTACCACACCATGCTGTGCGTGATACAGCATCTTATTCGTTACGCATCCGGTTCAGCAGCTGTCCAAACCGAGACAACTCCTGCGTCAACTGGCTTGCTCGTATCCACCGTTGGGTCCGTGCCAAACCTGAGCTTGCCCACGCCCCTCATTTCTTGTATACCCACGCCGTGCATGTCATCGGTGCGTGGTCGTAATGTCTTCGCCAGTGTTCGCGAGGCACTGACCGCCCGGGTGTGGGCTGCTACCGGTCGCCCGGCAGATGAGATCATATCATCACCCCAATGGGGTGTCCGGCGCTTCGGGGCGCTTGCCCCTACTCCCTTACGGGATGATCGTTGCACCTTGAACGCGGACTGGAACCGCGAACCTTGGCTCAGGATTGTCTCATATCCGATCATGAGAGGTTCCCTGAGTTCACCGGATTTGCAACCGTCCATTAATGAACGGTGGGGCCCATTGACCCGTAGTCGCGTGTGTTGGTCGTTGACTTCATCCGTTGCGCCCACGCGACGCCCAGCGCCTGCGCGCCGCACAGCGCCGACATCGCCACATCCACGGTGCCGCCCGCGCCCACGTCGGCGAGAACCGGCATCTCGGGGACTTCGCGGATGATGACGCCGTTCCACAAGATATCGCCAGCGGTGAACAGCGGATTATCGCGGCCGCGATCCCAGGCGTATTGCATCGCGTTGATGATCACCGGGTCTTGCATCAGGTCGCGGAACGGTAGGCTCGGCATGAACATCACGAACCATTCCTCGTCATCGTTGACGCTGATGGGCCGGATGCGCGGGCTGGCGGTGCGCGCGATGCGTTTCGCCAGCGTGACGGTCGCGGCGGTCATTTTGCCGCTGGTGTTGTTGATCGTCGTCAGCGCGGTCGCCATGACACCGGAGACGGCGTTCGCCTTGCTGTTGCCAAACAGGACGCGATCGGCGTTGTTGACCATCCAGGTGTTTCTTTGGCCGGCGGTCGCGGCGGCGTAGGATATCTGCACGTTGCCATCCGCCGTGATGGCTTCAAGGCTGGTGATGATGTCAGAGCGCATCTTCTCCAGTTCCCAGTTCATCAAGGCTTCCCTGGCGGCCTCGCGGAGATCGATGACCGATTTTTGTTCGTCCCAGTCCGAGACCGCGACCGCGTGGCGGAACGCCGAGACGACGAGGTTCAGCGAGCGGGCGTTGAGGATTTCTTCGTTGCCCTCGAGGACGGTGTTTCCGGAAACACCCGCGCCGATGAGACGGCGGACGGTCGGGAAAACCACGGTATCGCCGGCTTTGCGGGTGAGGTCTTCACGCACCTGGATCATGCTGCCCATGGTTGTGCCCATGTATCGCGCGAACTGGTTTTTGCGAATATACTCGGAAAAGAAGTCCGAGTCCCAAATTAGAGGAGTTAATCCGGCGCGTGCCGGAGTTACGTTCATGTCCGCCATGGGACTATGTTCCTGTCGCTATGAGGATTGAGGGGGCGTGGAGGAACGCCCGGTCAGTCCCCCGGCGACGGGTCACACCAGTTTAAGGCCCTGGCGGCAGGCCGGCGCCCGTTAACCCCGGCGACGGGTTGCCTTTGCTTCCGCGATACGCCCGATTGTGCCCGGCGACGGCGGCGGTTGCTCTGGCTCGGCTTCCAGCAGTCGAGACATGCTCAGACGGAAATCGGCTCCGTCCTCGTCAACAATGGATTCCAGGATCAGCATAGCATCGACCATCGATTCCGCGATAGTCCGGTGTTTTTCCACCACCGACTCAGGCACGCGGCGTTGCAGGCGCGCGGCGTAGAGAATGGCGGTCAGGGTGGCGAGGTCGGTCATGCCTGGTCACCCGGATGCCAGTGACCACCCGGCAGCGGCCACTCACGCTTCAAAAGCGCGCGTAGCCTCTCAATCTCTTTCGCTCCCTCTGTCAGAAGAGCGTTCGCCTCGGATGGCTCATGGAAGGCGTCAACCTTTCGCATCATCGCGGCGAGGTCGGTCATCGCCGTCATGTCAGACCGTCGATGAAATCGTAGATGGCGTCCTCACCCAGTTCGAGCCATGCCGGATCGTGATACGCATGGACCGCGAACGCGGCTTTGGCGTGATCCAGGTCCGGCGCCAGATTCTTGCACGAGGGCCAGAGGATATCGAGGTCGATGGTGCGTTGCCTCGCGTGCCAGCGGCGAATGAGCCAGCGGATCATTTCACGTTCCACGGCTTGAAGTCCCGCAGAGCCCCAGGATGCAGCCTGTCCCAACTACCTTCGAACCTGACACATCGGTCATCGATCGTCAGCCACGCGGCTGGTTTCTTGTCGGCAAATTCGAATCCCAGTGGCGCATCGGTTTCGTGCATCCCGCCCTTGTCACGCCATTTCCGACGTTGGTCGATTAACCATGATGCCATCGCCAACTGGCCTTCCTCGGTGGAAGACCTGGACGAATAGATCACCAGCTTGAAAAGTTTGGCGGCTTGCTCAGCCCATTCAAAGAAGCCGTCCGTAACCGACCCATAGATGACGCCGTTCTGCCAACCCTTTTCGTAGCTATGGATCACGCCATCGAAGTCGAGGCAGATGGTTGGCTTGAAGTCGCTCATCGCCGCGCCGGCCGCGTCAAAATGTCCGCGAGACTCGGCGGACCCGCAAAACCATTGGTCCCCCTCGGTGCCGCTGATCGCGCACTGGCAAGCGACGGCGGCAGACCGGCGGCGGGGGAGACACGCTGCGCCGCACCGCCCTCGGCTTCCCACTTCGCGCGCTCTTCAGCCGCTATCCTGGCCCGATACGCCGCCGGATCGGTGCCGATCTCCTCGTGCAGCCGCGCCGTCGCGTTGTTGTCGATCATCCACTGGTAGGGATGGGGTTTCGAATACAGTTCGTTCCACAGCCGGGGATCTTGTTGCGTGCGCTTCTGGAAATACTCGGTCTCGGCGTCGATGACTTCCTTGCCGTGCTTATCGAGCGCCATCATCTCGCTGGTATTCAACCGCTCGTTCAGGACGACGCCCCGAACCCTGCGCGTGTAGCCCTCGGGATCGCGCGCCGGGTCGATCGGTTCCAACATGGCGGGCGGTGTGGACTGTGGTGGCGGGGCCTTCTTGGCCTCCTCCAACTGCTGTTTGAGTAGAGCCATCTCGGTCTCGACCGCGACGGCGCGCGACTTCCAATCCTGACGGCGGGCGCGTTCCTTCTCATACGCCGACCTGGGGACAATCGCCTCGTTCGGACTGGGGTCTCCTGGTTCGCCGTCGTCGTCCGGCTCCGGGGCGGCCTTGTCGGCGGGCGGCTTGTTCTTGTTGCCGCTACCTCCACTGTCCGGCGCGGCCTCTGGCGGCGCCTTGGACTCTTGCGGCGCGGGCGTGTCGGTAGCCTCTGGCTGGGCGCCACTGCTTAGGAAGGCGTCGAGTTGGGATGGTGTCTCAGACATCAGGCCGCCCGATCTCGATCAAGGGCGACGGCACATCCGCGCGTTCGGGCCAATACGGGAACGTGATCGCGGCACGCGGCTGAGCCGCGTCGAGGTTGTACGCCAGCTTCCCTTCGTGAAAACGCGGGTCCTTGAACACGGAACTGCATCTGATGTTCTGAAGCGTCCCGCCGCCATGATCGAACCATTCATCATCCGCGCCGGTCAGGGGCGACAACGGCTTGCCCGCGATCAAACGTTGCAGAATGGGCGCGACCGCGTGAACCGCGCCACCGCTGTCCCACTGGTCAAAGAACGTCTCAAGAATGCCGATCATAACGGCGGTATCCTCGTCATCGAAGTTGATCAGTTTCAGTTCGTGCTTTGCTTGCTCGATAATTGACATCACGCGCCTCCCGGCTGTTCAGGCGGCGCCAGCGCGTTGTGGCGCGCGATCAGAATGTTGTTGACCCGCTCCACCGCCGATTGCCGCAGATCGCCCGCGCGCGCCTCGTCCGCCGCTGCCTTG